GGCCACAACTTGAGGAATGGCTTGCCTAACTACTCTTGGTTCCCTCACATGGTATTGTGGCCAGTTTTCCCAATTGTTGTTTTTAGCTTCTTCCATCTTTTCATTAAAGTTAATGTCCCACTCTATACCTCTTTGACGTTGATCAATATGATTTTGAATGGCTGCACAAAGTGCATCAAGAATATCGTACCAGCCACCACCGCACTCAAACCCCCAGCACATTGCTGTTTGAGACATGTCTGCGTTACGATCAGCAAATATAAGCGGATACTTTTCGCAAAGTTGTTTATCTAGTTCAGGACTCATTGTTCTTTTCCCTGTATTCAGCTACTTTACATGAAGAACCCCACACTGTCAACATATAGTCTTGAGCTTCCTCTTGAGAATCAAAAAGAAGCGGTCTTAAAGTCCAGGCGGTGTCGTTAATATCCACCCACATGAAGCTACCTTCAAATGGTACTTGTATACCCCATTTCATTTTGAATACTCTTTATTAACTGTCCATCCAAGTTTTTTTAAATCGTCGCAAATTTCTTCAGTCACATCACCTTCAGAGATACTATTTCCCCCTATGCCGCTGCAATAGAATTCCAAATAGTCTCTATTTCCTCTCATGAGAGAAACAAGACCGCCAGCATATCGCCAGCTGCAAGACCAAGGTTCTTCAGCATCATCGCTTTTGACAAAATCATTATTACAAAGAGCCGCGTAAAGAGACTGTGCGTATTTAACGTTTTTTACTTTCTCCATAATCATTTCTGATTTTAAAAGGTCTTGTTCTAGATCATCCATAGTTATGTTCTCCAATAACCTTCATGAAATTATTAAAGGCTCCTTTGAGATCGATAGCTGCTCGCGCGCGAATGAAAGATTTCGGATCTAGGTTGAAGGATTGTTCTTCGAAACTATCAGTCAGCCATTCTTTGATAACATCGCCGACCGTTTTATAAGGATCCAAAATACCATCAATGTGGGCTGGATAATTCAGCAGGTCAAGCAAATCTACAGTCTTGACGCACATCTGTACGCCCATTCCACGATCAAACCCACCATTGAAACGAACAGCGATCTGTTTCACGCCATCAGGTGTTTTACAAGAAAGTTCCATTGACATAATTTAAGCCTCAACAAGTTTTTGACTTTGGACACCAAGAACAACTGTATTAGCCCAGTCGAGCCAATCGAGCTCTTCTGGTGAAAGTGTCCCGCCTTTCCATCGACGAGTTTCTAGCTCATAAGCCAGTTCATCAATAGCAACAACACCGTCCTCTAGACGGGGAAACCTATAAACAAAGACATCCATAACAGACTCCGCTCGTTAATATAGTATTAGTATGGCCTAGGATCGAAAAAAAGTCAATCGGTTTTTCGGCTTTTTTTACCAATATTGTATTTTGGAGAAAGAGTCCAGTTTTTCTTTTCTTTGTGTGGTATCACCTTGATTTGATTCAAAGAAACACAAAAAGCCTCAGCTTTCTGTTTATTAACAATTTTTAACAATTCCCAACTTTCAAGAAGAAGGGCGATGGCATTCCTTCTTCTGATGTCTGTCTCATCAATATCTGTTTGTTTTCCGTCCATACGAAAAAGTTCTTTGAAATGGACGATGTAGTATTTTCCTCTTTTGTGAAGAATGTGACAAGACTGATACAGGGTGTTCAGCTTTACTGATGCCACCCCAATTCTGGTCAATGTCTCTTTCACTTTCAAGAAATCATCAGGTTCCTCGAGTGTTACTTCTAGTAGATCGTCCAACATTTGTTATACTCCACCGCCTTCATTCTTTCTTTTCATTTCTTCAATTTGTTCTGGCGATAGTAGCTTGATAACTTCTTTGGCTCTAGTTCGATTGTACCCGAAATATTTTACCACAGCATCAAGATTCTCATCGTCAACTTTCTTGGCCCATTTGCTGAAACGCTTCTTGGGCCTGACACTATTTAGGTAATAAGAATATTGAAGTTTGTTATCAAGATGAGAATTCATGTTCATACTGTTAGCATACTCGATGGTATCTACAAAATATGACATGCTTGTATTAATGATGAATGGAAGATAGTCTTTCTCTGCAGAAGGATCTTCTTCCATTAAGTCGTTTTTGTTAAATGAGATACTGTTAGTGAAATCCCAGGGGCTAAGTTTCGCGCTCATCATGATCTCCGTTTGCCGCTTTATCAGACAACTCTAGAATCTTTTCACACTCTGTGCAGACTCTTAGAATTCTTTCTCCATCAACAGCCTTGAGAACAATCTTGGCTGAGTCTTTGGGTCTTTTCTTTTTACAGATATTGCATCTTCTCAATGAAGCTAGGATGTCCATGTGTTACTCCTTGAAGGAACACTCAACCATTACTTCAGTTAAGAATGCAGCAACATTGATATCTGGATTTGCGACAAACGAATGCTGATACTGATATTTACCAATCAGAAGAACGAGAGAGGGAATTGATTCTTTAGTAAGATAATCGTCCGCTTTGTCATAGAATGCCCTGAACAAACTAACCCCATCAAAGTCCGACTCAGTAACCCACTTTCTCATGGAACTGAAGTTCTTGTTCTTGATAAACCCAACAAGCTGAGAAAGACTGACATCCTGTAGATTGGCCAGGATGCCAGAGTCGATCTTACCAGTTGCAGAGTATAGCTGGATCTCATTGAGCACTCGCCTCCAATCAGGGAAGAATTTGACGATAACACCAGCGACTGCATTCTTCTCAGCTTCGATGTTTTCCTTCTTAAGGATATCTACCACACGTTTGAAGAATTGTTTTGCCAGAACATCTTTCTCTTCTTTGCTGATCTTGAAATCAACAACAGAGCAACGAGAATGAAGAGGAGCAATGATCTTGTCCTTGTAATTGCAAGTCAAGATAAATCCACAGTTCTTAGAAAACTCTTCCATAAAGTTTCTAAGAGCAGGTTGGGTTGAGTTGGTTAGGTAATCAGCCTCGTCGAGGATAACATACTTGCGTCCACCAGTCAAAGAAACTGATGAGGCAAAGTTGGTGATATCGTTACGGAGAACATCAATACCGCCATTAAGAGATCCGTTGATAACAATATAATCACAACCGATCTCTTCAAGCATCGCCCTGGCAATAGTAGTCTTACCTGTGCCAGAAGATCCAGCCAGAATCAAATTGGGCACCTGCTTGTCGTCAACAAACTTCTGGAAAACAGTTTTTAGTTTTTCCGGAAGAATGCATTCTTCCACTTTACGAGGCCTGTACTTTTCGACCCAGAGTACGTTACGATCCATAATATAATCTCCACTATTTCAATTTATTCTCAAAAAGTCTTGTGATCTTTTCATCAACAAGTCTTGTAATCTTTTCCTCAATCTGATCGGCAATCTGATCGGCCTTCAGTTCAATCTCATTTGTTTTGATTAGTACCTTGACGACTTCAACTATGTTCATAGCTATTTCGTCAAGGTACACATCAACCAATTTTAGAACAATCGGATTTTCGGAATCGTTGTTCATCTAGAACTTGCTATACTTTTCTTCGGTGGCGATAAAGTATTTGACCTTGCTTCCAGTAAAGCTGGCGATACCACGCGAACAGATAACAACATCATAATCATCAGAAAGCATCTTGAGGTTTTCTGCCCGGAATACTGCCCGGAATTTTAGATCAGTCTTACCGATATTGATCGTGAAGGCATCATTTGTCTTACCTTCTGGATCAAGAGCCTTGAGTGAGAGTTTTGACCCGTCCCCAACAATGGCAATATTTGCCAGACCTGCCACAGACATAGCCTTGGCGACTTTCTGGAAATCTTTGCTTAGCAGTTTAAACTCAACATCCTCTGAAGGAAGATTGATGGTTTTCTCAGGGGCGGCTGAAGAGATCTGTTCTGGGTCAGCGAAGTAATATGCCAGCTGTTGATCTTCTTCCTCGATACTAACGAACTTGTCGTTGAACTCGAGCTCCGGAGAATTAAAGAGAGAAAGACAGCCGATGAACTTTTTCAGATCAAAGATGGCAAACTGCCGATCAAATTGCTCCTCAACATCTGCAACAGCAAAAACAGCCTTTGATGGAGAAATAGTCCTAAGCTGCTTACCCTTTCGGACAAGGATGACTGGATTGATGGTAGAGAAGTTCTCAAGAACCCCAAGTGTTTCTTTAGAAAGTTTCATAATAAAAGTACTCCTATTTTTTCTTCAGTTTGCTTACGTCTGCTGTTGCAGCAGCACCAATTTGGGCAAGATCAACCAGTGAACCGCCAAATATATAAGAACCCACATGCTTCAACTGCATCCAAGGACACAGCCAAACCTTGAGTCCGATTTTCCTAGACCACTGACAAAACATATAGTCTTCAGAAAGATAACGCCTAGATTCTGGATCAATTGGCGTATCAAAGAATGCCATGATCTCACGGGAGCCATCAAAATGTTCTGTGCGAACGTGATCAGGCTTGTATAGTTGTTGGGGATAAGCCTCAGCAAATTTCTCAAAGGTATTACGACGAATCATCATGAAGCCAGTTCCAGCTTCTAGAATTTCTGCTGGCTGGCTTAGAGAGATTTCTGATTTGCCGTTTGCTGGATTGAAAACATAGTCGCCAACAAATCGATCAAGTACGCTTGGATCTTGATCTGCGAATCCTTTGTCGACAGCTTGTTTGATTTTCTCCCAGGAGATACACTTCTTGGGATAAGGTCCACAGAGAATATCATATTCATCGTCTTCTACATTTTCTGACTGCAGAGCAAGCATTGCAATGACGTCATTGGCATTGAACCCGATGTCAGAGTCAATGAACATCAGATGGGTGTCGCCTGATCGCATAAATTCATCGGCACAATAATTCCTGCCTCGAGTGATAAGTGACTCGTTGAAGAGGAAATACAGGCGAAGCTGAATGCCGTATTTCTGACAAAGAGCGGACAGATCTGCTACTGAGCGAGCAAACATACCAGTACACTGGCCACCATACATTGGTGTAGCGACAAACAGCCTTCGATTTTTAAGAACTTCTGTGGGGACTTCGATCTTTAAAGACCCGTCTTCCATATTCATTTTTGTTTGGGATTCCATTTTTATTCCTTCATTATTTGTCTATTATACTGCAACTGACAGTAAAATCAAGCGTTTTTAGCTTTTTTGGTAGTCCAGTCAAATCTATCATCGAACTGTTTGTATTCGTTCTTCTTTGTCTCATATTCCATCAAGAAGAGAAGACAGCAAAGAGCGTGGGCGATATGAGAACGACCCGTCTCAGGATCATTATCCTCGCCTTTATTGAAACTGAAGATGTGCCGCATACAGGCAGCAATAAGTCTAGAGTAAAGCATTCCTCTAGCCCAGTTATATGGTGCATATTTCTCAGCACCGAACTTCAAGATTTCTCCAACTTCTACCAATGCATCCATTGGAAGAAGATCTAGTGGAACTTTACCAGCATCATACTTGACGCCACCAGATTCTACATTGTAATTTTTTTTATCTGATTTGGCACTCATTTAATTCTTTCCATAATAAAATCTACAATCTTGTCCGAGTCTTTTTTCTCATTGTGCTCAAAGATCTCTGTAACGAATTTGAGACTGAGATTAGAAAGAATATTATTGATTTTACTTTCACGACCCTTCAACCAAGTTTCATCTTGGTTGCTGTTTCGTTCTTTGAATCTTTCTTCTCGGATTGGTTTTGACGTTGATAGATATATCATTGTCAGGTTATATTTATCGTTACAGTTCTCAAGGAAAGACGAGGTACAAAGTCTGTCACCCTCAAAGATAACAACAGAGTCTTTGTCTAGGCCAGCAAGAAACTTTATAGCTTCTGGTTGAACAGCCATTGACATCTTGTCTGTTCCACCAAAAATCTCTCCGATCTCATATTTGCCCAGAATATAGATATTATCTTTTTGATGATACGGAACAAGTTTGAAGTCAGACTTGAATTCCCTAGATATTCCCAGCCGTTCCATCAACTTTACCATCAGAGTAGATTTTCCACTCCCAGGCTCACCAAATAATGCAATCACTTTCATGCGAAAAACTTCTCCAATCCAACATTATTCTTATTATTCAAATCACCAAACATCCAATCTAGCCTACTAAGAGATCCAGAACGAATATATTCTCCAAACCTATTCTTGTCTATTCCTGTCCTTTTGTCAAGCCTTTTGTCTAAGGTTTCTTTTCTTGCTTGCCAAAGAACGTTCCAATCAATACCATTCCAGTTATCAGAAGAAACTCGTTGAATCTCCTCAGACTGTCGATCAAGGTAATATCCCAGATATCTGGAAGAGGATTCTCTGAATATCTTCTTAAAGCTACAAAGAACGGTCTCCATAGTAAAGTTATCAAACTCAGAAGAAAGATCCGGATATCTAGATTTTGATTCAATAAGAATATCTGAGCTTTGAGCCTCTAGATATTCATATTCTTTATTCGAAAGCTTTGTGTCTATCCAGTCTTTTTTACTAAGAGCATAGCACAAACCATTTCGGTGTGATCTGCTTCCAGAGTAATCATTCAGCATCAGTGAAGTTGGGTTTATTTTTATACCTGCAGTATGTTTAAGATGCTGCATATAGAACCAGGTGGTATACCTACCAAATTTATGAAAGTGTTTGTTGACCGCATTCCAGATATTATCGAAATTTTGAGACTCGTTATCTCCGTATAAAGACTCTATAACATCTCTTTGTGGGTTGTCTTTAAAAAACCTTTTATAAGACTCAAACATACTCGGTAGATGACCCTTGTTATATTTTGTATCAGTCTGATATCTAAGCCTCTTGTAGTTCTCGTTATTCCAACGAGTTATTCTATCTACTGTAGCAAGTTCATAATCAGGGAATTCGTTTTTAAGAACCCAAGAAGTTGGAAGATAATATGTGTTGCCGTATAACCAGCAAAGCCAAATACGCTCTTCATCATTGTGTTGGTATCTTTTATTGAGATAATTTGTCATCCATACAGAAGGATCACAGTCTTTATATTTAGTTGACCAAGCATACCATTTTATGAAAAGTTCTCTATTGTTCATAGAATTTTTCCAAACTTGATAACTCTGGTTGCACAAAAACATCCACACAACCACCTTTACCTTTACGATAAACAGCTTTGTGGATTACTGGATCTGAAATAGAATAATCGCCATTGGCAAAAGTATTATCTACAATTCGAAAGATGGAAAGCTGGCTGTTGGATTTCTGCCTGCCCTGAAAAACGAATCCACACTTTTGATAGAAGACAACAGCATCTGGTTCAGCTGACACCCTGAAGTATTCTACATTCTCATCACAGGCTTTTTGTAAAGCCCACTGGCATAACATTTTACCCACACCCATTCCCCTTGAAGAGTAGAATGTATGCAGAAGTTGCAGGTTCATTATTTTTGGATAAGCTTTTGAGACAGTAGTTATGATTGCACCAAGTAGAACATCGTCAGCCCAAACACCATAGCAGTTATCCCAGATATCCTGCATGTTGGCCTTGGCCACAAATGTCTTGGCGAACCGATCTTCTTTCTTGTCTGTTATGTGAGAGGCGAATTCTTCTTTTGTAGTCTTACGCAACTTCATGGAATTCGCGTTTTTTCTCTCCACGGGATTTGTCATATTTTGTTTTGATCCAACCTTCATACTCTAGATTATCCCAATTAAATTCTGGAAATTTGAAATCATTCTCTTCTAAGATTTTCCACACATCAGGACCATCATTCAAAGCAGCATCAACGAATTTCTCAGCAAACCTAAACTGTGACTCGATCTCATTTTGTTTGGTTGTGGAACGGAAACATCTGAACTCGATAGTTCCAGTATGTTTCATACAATACGTATTGATGGCATATCTGAATGGTCGCCCCATAGAAACGCCATCCTTTCCGGCACACTGGAGTCTGATGAAATCATCGAAGTTATTTGCCAGATTGATTATGTTGTTGCACATATAATCGGGCATTTCTCTGCCACCATCGAACTTCAGATACGTTGTGGCATTTTTGAGTTTCTTCATGCCGTAACCATCATAGAATTTGTAACAAGCTGCGATGGTTTCTGTTTGGTTCCTTCGAATATATTTAGTTAGTCTCTTCAGAGCATCAATATCATTCTTCAATCCTGGAACAAACACGTGCAGGTGACCATGATTGACGCAAGAGGCAGAAGGTTGGTTATCGTTTTTGATGAAGAAGTCATACAACTGCATGATTCTGGCAACCTGATCCTGCCACGTTTTGGTTGGTTTTGTGTTGATCTCTCCACCAAAAGGAGGCTCAAGGCCAAGCGGATCGCATGCGACATATTTATGGGGCTCTCTAAGGTTTACAATATCAGTTTCAGCATATTCCCACTTACCGAGATGATCTGGGATCTCTAGTCTACGATCAATATCACCCCACTCGATTTCATAACCCCAAGTATAATTCTTTGGATCATAATTCATACTGTAGATCTTTCTTGTTTGTAGAAATTAGTTCTTCTTCAAGTTTAAAATTTTCACTATCAATAGTATAAACTGTATTCATCTTACAGTCAAGTGTTATTGCAGCCTCTCTTCCAGTCTTAGCTCTTTCAATGATATCTCTGGTTGAAGCAACAACGATACCGTTATAGAACACAGCCATACTTAAAGGTCTTTTTGCATTTCTATAAAACCGAACTCTTTTATTGCGATGCAATTCACAAACAGCCATAGAAGCATCAGGCCAAGCAGTCAGAGGTTCTTTGTTTTCTTCCAATGTCTTAAGAATAAACTCTGAATCGTTTTTTGTTTCACAGACGATATCATAAATCTTCTGCCAATTATCAGGTTCTTCTTGTGTAATGACTCCATTGTGAACAATGGAGATTTCTTTGCTGCTTATTGGTTGATTGTATTCTAGATCTGAGGTTGAATAACGACAATGTCCTATTAAATAAAGATCACCGTCTTCATTAAGAAAGTCTTTTAAATCAATATCCTGGAAAAACTCGTCAGAAGGTATCGGTTTTTTAATTGTATGGATCTTGTTGTTCTTAACATAAGAAATGCCAGTAGCATGCATTCCTCTTATCTTAGATTCTATGAAAATGTTTTTAATATAATCTAGTTGTAATTTTGATGGGCGATCAAAGAAACCGCCAATAACAGAACACATAATATAAGATTCCTTATTTTA